GGTGGCATTGATGTACTAAGAAATAAAATCAAAAACTTTGCTTCAACATCATCATTATCTGGTGGTAAAAAAGTAGTAATACTTGATGAGGCAGATTATTTAAATCCACAATCCACACAACCTGCTCTAAGAGGTTTTATCGAGGAGTATCACGAAAATTGTAGATTTATTTTAACTTGTAATTTTAAGAATAGAATTATAGGTCCTCTACATAGTAGATTTTCAAACATAGAATTTAAGATTGTCAACAAAGATAAACCTAAGTTGGCAAGTAAATTGTTTGAGCGAGCAACTTATATTTTAAAAGAACAGAATGTTGACTTTGAAGAAAAGGTACTTGCTGAATTAATCAAGAAACACTTTCCAGACTTTAGAAAACTTATAAATGAATTACAAAGATATTCAATTGCAGGAACTATTGACGCAGGAGTTCTTGTTAATGTTTCAGACGAAAATTTAAAAACATTAATAAGTCATTTAAAGACAAAAGAGTTTAGTAATATGAGAAAATGGGTTGTAAATAATATTGATAATGATCCTGTGAAAATCTTTCGTAAAATTTACGATGGTATGTATGAGAGTTTACAACCAGAAACTATACCTCATGCTGTTTTGATTATTGCTGATTATCAATATAAGTCTGCCTTTGTTGCTGATCAAGAAATTAATCTCGTTGCTTGTTTGACCGAGTTGATGTCGCAAGTTAAATTTAAATAATGTTTGCCCCTATAGCTCAGTTGGTAGAGCAATTGATTTGTAATCAATAGGTCCGCAGTTCGAGTCTGTGTGGGGGCACCAGGAATAATATGTACGAATTAAAAGAATATTTAAATGCCATAAACTTTACAAAAAAGAATCTGATGAATTCTGAAGATAAAGAGTGGGTTAAAAAGTATCCTACATTTATAGTTAATAAAATATTATCAGGATTTTCTGATACTGTAATGCTTGCTAATGAAGTAAATCGTAATCACTTCTTAGATAAAGATATGCAATTTCAATTTCTACTAAATAGTATTAGATCAAAGAAAAGGTATAGTCCTTTTCTAAGAGCGTCTAAATTGAAAGACATAGAGTATGTAAAAGAGTATTATGGATATAATAATGAAAAGGCAAAAACCGCTCTTGATATACTCACCAAAGATCAATTAAGAATTATTAAAGAAAAATTATTCAAAGGTGGGACAAAATGAATGAATTAGATAATTGGCATCCAGAGAAGATGCTTGAAGTACAATTAAAAGAACCAGATGACTTCTTAAAGGTTCGTGAAACACTAACTAGAATTGGTGTTGCCTCTAGAAAAGATAAAAAATTATTTCAATCATGTCATATACTACATAAACAAGGTAGATATTTCATAGTGCATTTCAAAGAATTGTTTGCTCTAGATGGTAAAGAAGCAAATTTAACAGATAATGATATCGAAAGAAGAAACACAATTGCTCAATTACTTGCTGATTGGGGATTGATTGCTGTAATGAATAAAGATATTGCAGAAAAGAAAGCACCGTTATCACAAATTAAAGTTTTAGCATTCAAAGAAAAGAATGAATGGGACTTACAAGCAAAATATAACATAGGTAAAAAATCAGAAAATGAAAGCACCGAAGTTTAGAGAATTTATATCTGAAAAGGTACAAAGAAGCGATATACAAGTTGCGATCTTAACAAAACTCAATGCTGATAGTAAAGCTATTGTTAGTAATATGATATTAAAAGAATGTAAAAAAAGAAACATTCCTTGTTATATTATTAATACCTCTGAAGCTTGGGTATCAAAAAACGATTTAGAAAAAGGTACTTTACTTGTATCAAATATTGATGGCGAAGATAATGAAGCAGAGTTTGAACTTTCAAAAACAATTTGTTTTGTTCGTGCTGGGGTTCTTGAAGATGAAACTGGACTCGCATTATTATCTACATTTGAAAATGCTGGTGCGTTTATGATTAACACTAGAAATGGTATGTTGACTTGCGATAATAAAATGTCAGCATATATTTCTTTTGAAAGGGATAATATACCAACACCTAGAACTGCTTTAATTTCAAACGAAAAAGGATTAATTCATGCTCACGAAAAATTAGGTGGTAAGTATCCTGTGATTATGAAAACACTTACTGGTACTCAAGGTATTGGTGTATCAGTAGTTGAATCTGAAAAGAGTATGATTTCAGTTGCACAATCACTATGGAAGTTTGGCGCTGCTTTACTACTTCAAGAATTTTTAAAATTTGATTTTGATGTTCGTACAATTGTTGTTGACGGTAGAATATTAGCATCCACAAAAAGAATTAGTGCTAAGAAAGATTTTCGTTCCAACAGACATAGAGAAGCAACTACTGAACCTTATAAATTATCAGGCGATGAGCGTACAGTAGTTTTACAGGCTGCTCGTTCTGTTGGTACTTATATGGTTGGTGTTGACCATGCAATAGTGAATAATCAATTATATGTTTTAGAGTGTAATGGTTCTCCTGGTATTGGTTCAGAGTTTGCTTTATATAATACTGCTAAACGAGAAGATACATATGTTGGAAAAACCACAACAGAAAATGTGGTTAAAGAATTATTTGATTATTTGACTCAAGATGTTCATAGAAAATACTCATTTACTAGAGAGGCAGGATTTCACGAAAGAATTAATATTGATGGATATGGACCTGTTAGAGCAAAACTTGACACAGGAAACGGAACAAGTGCTTCAATGTTTCATGTTGATAAAATAGATATATCAGGTAAAACTGTAAAATGGGAAAAAGATGGCAAAAAATTTACAAGTAAATTACAAGGTGAATCTCAAGCAACTAGAATGGACAATGTAGATAACAGACCAATTGTTTTTATAGATTTAACTTTTAATAATAAGTTTTATACAGATGTGCCAATTGGGTTGACAACAAAAGAATCAAGAAGCACATTTCTTGTTAATAGAGATTTATTGACTAGATTTAAAGTCAATGTAAATCCAAATAGAAAGTTCGTTCTTTCTTCTTGGATTGAAAGAAGCGATGGAGATGATACAAGAGGAGTTAATATCAATTCATTCAAGTAAACGCTTTACAAACCAATTTTATTATGTTATAATATAGTATGAAATTTTACACCAGCGTTCTACCATATCACGGCAAACTTTTAGTTCGAGGTGTCAACGCTGACGGTAGTCATAAAAAGTATAGACTTAATTACGAACCTTCCCTTTTCATTCCAGTTCAAAAAGAATCAAAGTATAAAACACTTGATGGTCGAAATGTAGATCAAGTTAAATTCGGTAGTATTGTTGAAGCAAAAAAGTGGATACAAGAATATGATAATGTAACCAACTTCGAATATTTCGGTAATACGAGATATCAATATCCATATATCGCTGATAAGTTTCCTGGCAAAGTTGACTGGGATATAAACAAGATTAGAATTCTTACAATTGATATTGAGTGTGAAAGTGAGAATGGTTTCCCTGATCCAAACTTAGCAGAAGAACCTTTAATTTCAATTACAGTAAAAGATAATATAACAAAACGAATTCTAGTATTTGGCATGGGCAATTTTGTCAATGATCGTGAAGATGTTGATTATATAAAACTTGCAACTGAAAGAGATATGATTGCTAAGTTTACTGAATACTGGAACTTCTATAAACCAGATGTGATTACAGGTTGGAATGTTAAGTTCTTTGATATACCATATCTAATGAATCGTTTTAAACATTTAATGGGTGAAGAATATATTTCACAGTTTAGTCCTTGGGGTATTGTTAATGAAAGTACAGCATTAGGATTAGGTTATAATCGAAAAGAAAATTATTATGATTTATTAGGTATAGCAACTTTAGATTATCTAGACCTATATCGTAAACACACTTTCGTTAGGCGTGAGAGTTATAAATTAGATTATATAGGTGAAGTAGAAGTGGGTGAAACTAAGAATGAAAATCCATATGATACTTTCAAAGAGTTTTATTCTAATGACTATCAAAGATTTATTGAATACAATATTCAAGATGTAGAATTAGTTGACAAGTTAGAAGATAAAATGAAGTTAATTGAATTACATTTAACTATGGCTTATGAAGCAAAGGTTAATTATCAAGATGTCTTTGGTCAAGTTCGTATGTGGGATAGTATTATCTTTAATCATCTAAAAGAAAAAAATGTAGTTGTGCCTGCAGTTGTTGAATCTAAAAAGTCTGATGGTTATGAAGGTGCATATGTAAAAGATCCTGTTGTAGGTTTTCACGATTGGATTTGTAGTTTTGATTTAAACAGTTTGTATCCACATTTAATTATGCAGTATAATATATCGCCGGAGACTATGGTCGGGTTTGATCCAGGCAAAGTAAATGTGGTAGATATGTTAAATGAAAAAACTGATTTATCTAATTTAGATGGTCGTACAATTACACCTAACGGCGCTCAGTTTCGAATAGATAAACAAGGTTTTCTTCCAGAGTTGATGAATAAGTTATATAAAGAACGAGTTATCTATAAAGATAAAATGTTAAAAGCAAAATCTTTATATCAAGAAACAGGTGATAAAAGATTACTCAACGAGATTGCAACGAATCATAATATTCAGTTGGCAAGAAAGATTGCGTTGAATAGTGCTTACGGTGCTATCGGCAATCAATATTTTAGATACTTTGATGTTCGCCATGCTGAAGGTATTACAATGGCAGGTCAGTTGACAATTCGATGGATTGAAAATGATGTCAATAAGTTTCTTAATAAGTTATTAAAATCAGAAAATGTATCTTATGTTGTTGCCTCTGATACTGATTCAATCTATATTCGATTAGGTGAAGTTGTAAATAAAATATTTAAAGATCAATCTAACACTAGAAAGATTGTGAAAGTTATGGATAAATTCTGTGAAGAAAAACTACAACCATTTATTGATTCTAGTTTTGCCAGACTTGCTAAATATGTTAATGCATATGAACAGAAAATGATTATGAAACGAGAAGTGATTGCCAATAAAGGTATATGGACTGCTAAGAAAAGATATATTCTAAATGTGTTTAATGAAGAAGGTGTTGATTTAAAAGATCCTAAGTTAAAGATTATGGGTATCGAAGCAGTCAAGAGTTCAACTCCTGCCCCTTGTCGTATTAAGATTAAAGAGGCATTGAAAGTGATTATGACTAAAGATGAATCAGCATTGATTCAATTCATTGATGACTTTAGAGTTCATTTCAAAAAGTTACGACCAGAAGAAATTGCTTATCCTCGTTCTTGCAATAATCTTAAAAAGTATTCTTCATCAAAAGACATATATCAAAAGTCTTGTCCTATTCATGTTCGAGGTTCTTTATTATATAATCATTTGTTGAAAAAACATAAACTGGTTAAATATGAAGCAGTTAATGAAGGCGATAAGATTAAATTTGTTGCATTGAAAGAACCAAACTCAATTCGAGAAAATGTTATTTCTTTTCCAACTGTCTTACCGAAAGAATTTGATCTTCACAAATATATTGATTATGATGAGCAGTTTAATAAATCATTTCTTGAACCATTAAAGTTTATTCTAAGTGCAATCGGTTGGAACTTTGAGAAGAAAGCAAGTTTAGAGGAGTTCTTTGGGTGAGATTAGTAATTTGTAAACATTGTGGATGCCGACAAATTAAAGTAGGAGTATTCTGTATAAACTGTGGGAGACTAACAAATGGTCGATAAAACACTATATAAACGCCTTCTAGACGCCGCTAACGAGGGTAAATTACCTATCTTAGATAACAAGTCGTTTGAATTACTGAACGCTGAATATGGTAAAGAAATCTTTAGAGAAACCCTTGCAGAATATATTGCTACTGAAAGACCTGTGTTTCCTTTGAAAGAAATTTCTTATGATGATATGCGAGATAGTTTCGGTAAATTAAAGAAGTTTAATACTAATACAATCTGTATTCCACAAGAGCAAATCGAAAAAGAAGTTTATGAAAAATATGATGACTATGAATATCCATATTCACAATATGGTCTTGGTTTGATAAATGGTGCTAGTACATTTAATGATGTATCAAATTATTTTCATCAAGACTTGAGATTAGAATGTGGTAGTTATGGATTTAGAGCACCGAAAGAAGTATGGGAGAATGGCACAGCAAAAGATATCTGGAAGTGTTTTGGTCCTATCTGGCGCGGTATCAATGGTGTTCAAAAAGTTATGATCGAGGGTAAAGAAGAATTGATTGGTGGTCAGTTGAATGAAAAGAGTTATATATCAGCATTTAGATTAGGTACTTATATTGCAACACAATTTAAACCAGTAGTAGCAAAAGCAGTCTATGATATTACAGACGCTAAAAGAGTTCTCGATACAAGTTGTGGTTGGGGTGATAGACTTGCAGGTTTCTTTGCCAGTGATGCTGAAGAATACTATGGTTGTGATCCTAATCCAAACACTTATCAAAGATATCAAGAACAGATTTCTACTTATAATAAACTATTACCTAAACCTAAGAAAGTTCAGATATGGAATTGTGGTGCAGAGGATATACCTTATGATAAACTACCATCAATAGATGTTGCATTTACAAGTCCACCTTATTTCTCTACCGAAGAATATAACAAAGGTGGTGAGTTAGAAGAAAATCAATCTTGGTTTAAGTTCAACGAGTATGAGAAATGGCGTGATGATTTCTATTTACCAGTTGCAGAAAAAAGTATGAAAGTATCCAGATTTATGTTCTGTAATATTATGGATCCTAAAATCAAAGGTACAAGATATCGTTCTGGTGATGAATTGGTAAATCATCTTAAAGATAAATTCTTAGGTCAAATCGGTATGAGAATTATGCAACGCCCACAAGGTAAGGCAGTATTCAAAGATGAAGATGGTAACTTTAGTAAAGAGAAGTTAGATGAGAATATGAATAAAATGTTTATTGAAAATGTCTGGTGTTTTGGTGACAAAGATTTAGACTTGTTTAGATATTCAAGAAAAGCAAATTTAGATGAATTCTTTGCTTGACAATGGTGTATAAATATTGTATAATAATAAATTGAATTGAGGTGAAATATATGAGTGATTTTCTGAAAGATATAATTAAAGAAACAGGTAATGAATATGCAGGTCTAGTATCGGATGGTGCGTCAGGTGATGTCGATTCGTTTATAGATACAGGTTCATATATCTTTAATGCCTTACTCGGAGGTAGTATTCATCGAGGTCTTCCATCAAATAAGATAACTGCAATTGCAGGTGAAAGTGCGACAGGTAAAACTTTCTTTGTACTAGGTATGTGTAAAAACTTTCTAGACAAAAATCCAGATGGCGGTATTATATTTTTCGAGAGTGAATCTGCTCTGACAAAAGATATTATTGAAGATAGAGATATTGATAGTAGTCGAATGGTAATTATGCCAGTCACTACTGTCCAAGAATTTAGACATCAAGCGATTACAGTATTAGACAAATACATAGATCAAGATCCGTCTGAAAGAAAACCTTTACTACTTGTATTAGATTCTTTAGGTATGTTATCAACTACTAAAGAAATGGAAGATACACAAGCAGGTAAAGAAACAAAAGATATGACAAGGGCACAAATTGTAAAAGCTGCCTTTAGAGTATTAACACTTAAATTAGGAAAAGCAAAAGTTCCTCTAATTATTACTAATCACACCTACGATGTTGTGGGTAGTATGTTCCCTCAAAAAGAAATGGGTGGTGGTTCTGGTCTAAAATATGCGGCTAGTTCCATCGTCTATCTTTCTAAACGAAAAGAAAAAGACGGAACAGAAATCATTGGTAATATTATTCATTGTAAAAATTACAAGTCCAGATTGACAAAAGAAAATAAAGTAGTAGATGTTAGATTAACTTATGATAAAGGATTAGATAGATATTATGGTCTATTAGATTTAGCATTGAAACACAATATATTTAAACAAGTTTCTACACGAATTGAATTACCAGATGGCAGTAAAACATTTGGTAAAACAATTAATAATGATCCAACAAAATATTTCACACCAGAGATATTAGAAAAGTTAGATGAAGTGTGTGCTAAAGAATTTAAATATGGAGATGTAGTTGAACTCAAACCTGAAACCAACACCGATACACCAGACAACGAATCCTAAACACCGAGAGGATTATGTGTTTGTAGAGAAACCTGGAGAGGACTTTACAGCACTTAAACTTATTAGTGGACCATATGCAAGTATAGTTTACAAATATGGTAATGTAGGATTTGCTGATGAGTCTAAAAAGACGCCAGAAGGTGCTTTACCTATGCAGTTTGATTATACTGTTATTGAAAATAATATCATGGCAGATACTGATAGTCAAGAATTTATAGATCATATAGGTGATATTCTAGTTGTATTATTAGATGAGCAAGTGAAACAAAATAAACAAACTGAATCTGAAAAAATGCAATTAGAGTTAGAACCAATAGAAGAATAATGGAAAGAATAGAAACAACAGCACTTAAAAATCTTATTCACAATGAAGAATATACAAGAAAAGTTTTACCTTTTCTAAAAGAAGAATATTTTTCTGATAGACATGAGCAGATTTTATTTAAAGAAATTGAAAAGTTTGTTTCTAAGTATAATAATCTTCCGACAAAAGAATCTTTATCTATTGAAATTAACTCTAACAAAACTGTTAATGAAGATGAATATAAAAAGATTACAGATATTATATCATCATTAGATCCTACTAAAGTAGATTTAAATTGGTTAGTTGAAACAACAGAAAAGTTTTGTAAAGATCGTGCTATTCACAATGCAATACTAGGTGGTATTCAGATTATTGATGGTAAAGATAAACAACATACTCCAGAATATTTGCCAGAAATGTTATCGAATGCTTTGGCAGTATCGTTTGATCAAAAAGTAGGGCATGATTATTTAGAAGAGTCAAAAGAAAGATTTGATTTCTATAAGACAAAAGAAGAAAGATTAGAATTAGATTTAGAATACTTTAACAGAATAACAAGAGGTGGTATACCAAGTAAGACTTTAAATATTTGTCTTGCAGGTACTGGTGTTGGTAAGACAATGTTTATGACTCATATTGCTTCTTCTATTTTATTACAAGGTAAAAATGTATTGTATATTACTTTAGAGATGGCTGAAGAAAGAATTGCTGAAAGAATTGACTCTAATTTACTGAATGTTGGTATGAGTGATTTAGAAGAATTACCATATCAAATGTATGAAACTAAGATAAATAAATTACAAAGTAAAACAACAGGTAAGTTAATTATAAAAGAATATCCTACTGCTTCTGCTCATACAGGTCATTTCAAAGCATTGATAAATGAACTGGCGTTGAAGAAGTCTTTTAAACCAGATATTATATTTGTAGATTATCTAAATATTTGTGCCAGTGCAAGATTTAAGGCAGGTGCAAATGTCAATTCATACACATATATAAAATCTATTGCTGAAGAACTTAGAGGTCTTGCAGTAGAAAATGATATTCCAATATTCTCTGCTACACAAACTACAAGAGGTGGTTTCGTAAGTAGTGATGTGGGGTTAGAAGATACCTCAGAATCTTTTGGTCTTCCTGCAACAGCAGACTTTATGTTTGCGTTGATATCAAGTGAAGAACTAGAAGAAAAAAACCAGATAATGGTTAAACAACTAAAGAATAGATACAATGATCCAACAGTAAATCGTAAATTTATTATTGGTGTTGATCGTTCTAAAATGCGACTCTATGATGTAGAACAGGTCGCTCAACAAGACTTAGTGGATAGTGGACAAGATTCATCATCTACTATAAGTGGTAAGTTTGAAAAAACAAATAAGTTTTCAGACTTTAAAATTTAACAATGAAAGGACAGACAAATGACTGTAACCATAAACGACAAAAAATATGATGAGCAAAAATTAGATGACGCTTCTAAAGTTGCTATCGTAAGAGCACAGGCTGCTCAAAAAACAATAGATAATTTATCTATGCAACTTAATGAAGCAAAAATTGTTTTGAATCATTATGCAAAACATTTATCAGAAAATGTTAATGCAGACGCTGAAATATCAGAAGAAGAGGCAGCACCAGCAACTAATGGTGAAGCACCTGCTGAAGAAGCACCTGCTACAGAAGAGTCTGCTTAGGCAGACTCTTTGGAGATAAGATATGCCAAAAATAGAATACACGGCCAAACAAGGTCCGAAACAAAAAGACGCTTCTAAAATTATATTGAATGACTATAATGGTCTAACTCAATTAACACCAGAAGAACTGGCAGAATATGAAAAAGCAAAATTACCAGAGAACACTATATCAATGGATCTAAGGGACCTTGGTGATTTTACTAAAACTGTTTTTGTTTCGGATGAATACTTTACACATGAAGATATTGAAAAGTATTATGAGAAAGCAATATCTAATAAAGAACATTTACTTGCTGAACCAAAAGTAAGTATTGAAGAAGATTGGGTACAAGAAATTTGGGATAGAGTTAGAACGAATGATATAAAACTTCAAAGTGTTGATCTTACTATACATAGATTAGGAGAGTCAGACAAAAATTTTGAAACTGTTTCGACTGGCGATCTATACACAATTATTGTAAGTTTAACTCCTGATATGCTACCAGAAGATGGCGGCACACTTGAATTCTGGACGCCCAATCTAACAGATAGAATGAAAGAATATTCTATTGATACTCCATATGGACTAAGTCAAGAGAAGGAACACAATAAAGAAATTATCACAGCAGTCTGGCCTAAACCAGGACGAATGACAATTTTTGATTCTCGTATTCCAACGATAATGTCCACCATAACTTCAAATGAAAAGAAAAGAGTATCTTTAGTATTCAAGGGAACAACTAGAAAAGAAAAGAAAGAAGGCGTTGCTTTCGAGATAGATTACTAATGAGATTATCGAGATCAAGAAATATAAACACTAGTAAAAAAGAAAAGAAACTTAGTAAAAAAAATATTAAGTTATCTTATGAAACCGTAATGGTTAAAAAGAATAGAAAGATCCTGTGGCAGTGTATTGAGAAACCCACAGGATCTATTATATGCGAAAACTTCTTTAGAGAAGATGTAGATAAAATAACTAAACATCAAAACAAATATAGACAATGGGAACCTAATGGTGGCATTGTCAAATTCCTCACACTCGGCAAAATAGACGACCAATAACTGCTTGACTTTTCTTCCATAATGTTATATAAATAGTGTTATGGCAGATAGAACAGCATTAGCAGAAAGTTCGCAGGCACTATTTTGTGCAATTGCAGACTATATAGGTGCAACAAAAACTAATAAAATTTTCGATACTAAAAAGTATAAAGATTATACTTCATTTAGATCAGTCGTTGGTGCAAAAACATTAAAAGAATCATTCAAAAGAATTGAAACACCGGGTGTTAGTTCATCTGATATTGAAAAATTTTTAAATAGTGATATACCTTGGTATACATCTTCTATTCTTATTGCAAAAAAATTAGTAAATGATATTAATAAAATAGATCCTGATTTAAGTATTGCTGCTAAAGGATTTCAAAAATTATTTTACTTGCGTGGC